GTGAACCGTCCGCTCTGAGGGATGCCCACGGTGATGGTGTAGTATTCCTTTTTGAGCAGGTCGGTGCGGATGATCTCGTTCATGTCCCGCAGGGCGGCGTAGCTCTTGGCAGCGATGACAAGGCCCTCGGTGCCACGGTCCAGTCGGTTGCAGATGCCGGGCTTGAAGCGGTTCTCACCGCCCGCATAGTACTCGCCCTTCTGGGCCAGATACTGGGTGAATGCGTCCACAAGGTTGGCATCGCCGGTGCGGTCGCTGTGGCAGAGCAGGTGGGTGGGCTTGTACAGCACGGCAATGTTCTCGTCCTCATAGATGACGGTCACCTTGGGCTGGTTCTGCTGCTTTTTGGGGGCAGGCTTGCGGGCTGCAGGCTTTGCGCCCTCGGGCGGGAAGAATTCATCGTTGATGTACAGCTCAATGAGATCGCCCGCCTTGAGCCGATCCTCGGGGGCTCCCTTTTTGCCGTTGACCTTGACCCGCTTGTTGCGGAAGCTCTTGTACAGCAGGCTGGTGGGGAAATCGCGCGTCACGCTCTGGACAAAGCGGGAAAGCCGCACGCCCTCGTCGTTTGCGGTGGCAGTAAATTGTTTCATAAAATCGTTCCTTTTATTGGATGAAAGACAAGCCCTCTCCGTCTTTGCTTCGCAAATCCACCTCTCCCAAAGGGAGAGGCAATGCATCTCCCGGGTTCAGTACATGCTGACCGAGAGCCACAAGGGGCTCTCCCTTTGGGAGAGCTGGCAAAGCCGCAGGCTTTGACTGAGAGGGCATATTGATTCATAAAAAAGCCTTTTCTCTATAATAAACCACCCTTTCTTTGAAGTCAACGCAGAATATTTCCTGTGCCCCCTTGTGTTTTGCTGAAAAAACGGTACTATTAGAGTAATAACGCAAAAGGAGAATGACCATGGCGAAGGAAAGCAGCCAGCATAAGGGGCACCGCCAGCGGATGCGCGCCCGGGTAGAGCAGTACGGACTGGAAAGTCTGGAACCCCACGAAGCGCTGGAATATGTCCTTTATATCACCAACACCCGCAAGGACACCAACGGCCTTGCCCATGTCCTCATGGACCGGTTCGGAGACTTTGCCGGGGTGCTGGATGCTTCCGAGGAGGATCTGCTGACAGTGGAGGGGGTAGGCCCCTCCACCGCCCGGATGCTGCATCTTTTGCCGCAGGTCGGCAGATACTATACCCAGTGTGCGGTCAACGGCAAAAAGTGCATGAAGACCACCGACCAGCTGGTCGAATACCTGATGGCACAGTTTGCCGGGACTGTGCAGGAACGCGCCCTGCTGACTGCGCTGGATGGCCGCAGCCGCATCAAGGGGCTGTTCTGGCTGCGGGACGGCACCAGCGACCGGGTGAGTCTGGAGATCAAGGATGTGGTGGCGGCAGCCCTCAAGGGCGGTACCGACAGTGTGGTGCTCTGCCATAACCACCCCAACGGCGTGGCCCTGCCCTCACGGGAGGATCTGATGGCCACCGAGAATATCGTCCGGGCGCTGGGGCTGGTCAAGGTGCATCTGCGGGATCACATCATCCTGACTGAGAGCGAATATTTCTCCATGCGGGAGGCCAACCGCCTGCCGTTCTACGATTTCCAGACCGGGGAGATGCTCAGGCCGTATTGATATTATAAAATAATTGTGTTATAATCAGCATGAAAAGCACAACTATTTGTAGTTCTATCTGAGAACAGAAAGGAGAAACGAGACATGGCCGATGAAAAGTTCCATCTCGTCTCCAACTATGCCCCCACGGGTGACCAGCCCCAGGCCATTGAGCAGCTGGTAGAGGGCGTTGAGCGGGGCGACCGCTGCCAGACCCTGCTGGGTGTGACCGGCAGCGGCAAGACCTTTACCATGGCCAACGTGATTGCCCGGTGCAACCGCCCCACGCTGGTGCTGGCCCATAATAAGACGCTGGCGGCCCAGCTCTGCACCGAGTTCCGCTCGTTCTTCCCGGACAATGCGGTGGAGTATTTTGTTTCCTACTACGATTACTACCAGCCAGAAGCCTACATCCCCAGCACCGATACCTACATTGAAAAGGACAGCGCCATCAACGATGAGATCGACCGCCTGCGCCATTCGGCCACGGCGGCGCTTTCGGAGCGGCGGGATGTCATCATTGTGGCATCGGTGTCCTGTATCTACTCTCTGGGTGACCCCATCGATTACCGCAGCATGGTCATCAGCCTGCGGCCCGGGATGCAGATGGAGCGGGATGACCTGTGCAAAAAGCTGGTCACCCTGCAATATGAGCGGAACGACATCAATTTTATTCGCAATAAGTTCCGTGTTCATGGCGACACGGTGGATATCTATCTGGCCTACATGAGCGACCTTGCCATCCGGGTGGAGTTCTTCGGGGATGAGATCGACCGCATCACGGAGTTCAACCCCGTTACCGGCACCCGGCAGAACGTGGTGAAGCATGTGGCCATCTTCCCGGCCAGCCACTACATCGTCAGCGCCGATAAAAAGGCAGCGGCCATTGAAAAGATCCGCGCCGAGTGCGATGAGCAGGTGAAGAAGTTTACCGCCGAGGGCAAGCTCATTGAAGCCCAGCGCATCCAGCAGCGAACGAACTACGACATCGAGATGCTGACCGAAGTGGGGATCTGCAAGGGCATCGAGAACTACTCGGCGGTGCTGTCGGGCCGTGCGCCGGGCAGTATGCCCACCACCCTGCTGGATTATTTCCCGGAGGATTTTCTGCTTTTTGTGGATGAGAGCCATGTGACCCTGCCGCAGGTGCGTGCTATGTACGGCGGCGACTATGCCCGCAAAAAGACGCTGGTGGAGTACGGCTTCCGTCTGCCGTCGGCCTTTGACAACCGCCCCCTCAAGTTTGAAGAGGTGGAAAGCAAGCTGAACCAGATGGTGTTCGTCTCGGCCACGCCGGGCGAGTACGAGCGCCGGAACAGCACCCGGATCGCGCAGCAGGTCATCCGGCCCACCGGCCTGCTGGACCCGCTGATCTCGGTGCGGCCTGTGGAGGGGCAGGTGACTGACCTGCTGGGCGAGATCAACGCCCGCACGGCGAAGAACGAGCGTGTTCTTGTGACCACCCTGACCAAGAAGATGGCCGAGGACCTGACCGACTTCTTGACCGAGCAGGGCATCAAGGTCAAATATATGCACCACGAGGTGGATACCTTTGAGCGGATGGAGATCATCAAGGATCTGCGCCTGGGTTCTATCGATGTGGTGGTGGGCATCAACCTCCTGCGCGAGGGCCTGGATCTGCCCGAGGTCAGCCTTGTGGCGATCCTGGATGCCGACAAGGAAGGCTTCCTGCGCAGTGAGACCAGCCTCATCCAGACCATTGGCCGCGCGGCCCGCAACGCCGAGGGTCTGGTCATTATGTACGCCGATGAGGTGACGGACAGCATGGAACGCGCCATCACCGAGACCGAGCGCCGCCGTGCCATCCAGATGGCCTACAATGAAGAACACGGCATCGTGCCTAAGACCATCGTCAAGGCCATTGCGGACAGCATTGAGATCAGCGATAAGGCGGAGAACGCAAAGCGGAATACCCGCCGCATGGGCAAACTGGAGCGGGAAGCTGCCATCGAGCGCCTGACCCGGGAGATGAAGGAGGCTGCCAAGCTGCTGGAATTTGAGCATGCGGCCTTCCTGCGTGACCAGATCGACCGCCTGCGCCGGGGCGAGAACCCCACCGTGGACTCGGATGCCGAGACCGAGCGCAGGCAGAACCATGCACAGACACAGAGAAGAGGGAGAAAGTACCTTGGCAAACGATAAGATCGTCATCAAAGGCGCACGGGAGCACAACCTGAAGAATATTGATCTGACCCTCCCGCGCGAAAAATTCATTGTTATGACCGGCCTGTCCGGTTCCGGCAAGTCGAGCCTTGCCTTCGATACCATTTATGCCGATGGCCAGCGCCGCTATGTGGAGAGCCTTTCCAGCTACGCCCGGATGTTCCTGGGCCGGATGGACAAGCCCGATGTGGATGAGATCACCGGCCTGTCGCCGGCCATTTCCATTGACCAGAAGACCACCAGCCACAACCCCCGCTCTACCGTGGGCACCGTGACCGAGATCTATGATTACCTGCGCCTGCTGTATGCCCGGGTGGGCGTGCCCCACTGCCCGGTGTGCGGCCGTGTCATCAGCCAGCAGACCGTGGATGAGATGGTGGATGCCGTGCTCAAGCTGGAGGACGGCACCAAATTCCAGGTGCTGGCTCCTGTGGTACGCCAGCGCAAGGGCACGCAGCAGAAGGAGCTGGATGCCGCCCGGCGGGGCGGCTATTCCCGTGTGAGGATCGACGGCAATCTGTATGACTTGGACGAAGAGATCACGCTGGAAAAGAACATCAAGCACACGGTGGAGATCGTGGTGGACCGCCTTGCCATGCGCAAGGGCATCCGGGGCCGTCTGGCAGATTCGCTGGAAACTGCGCTGGCCCTGACCGGAGGCATCGCCGAGGTCGATGTCATCGGTGGGGAGTGCATGACCTTCAGCCAGAACTTTGCCTGCCCGGAGCACGGCATCTCCATCGGGGATCTGTCGCCCCGGCTCTTCTCCTTCAACAACCCACAGGGTGCCTGTGAGAAGTGCACGGGCCTTGGTACGTTTATGCGGGTGGACGAGGAGCGCATCCTGCCCAATAAGAACCTGTCCATCCGGCAGGGGGCCATTAAGGCCAGCGGCTGGTACTACGCCGAGGGCTCTGTCAGCGAAATGTACTACCTTGGTCTGGGTAAAAAATACGGCTTTACGCTGGACACGCCCATCAAGGATATGAGCACCGAGGCAGTGAACGCCCTGCTCTACGGCACCAACGGCGAAAAGATCGAGATGCACCGAACCAACGAGTTCGGCAGCGGTGTCTACTATAATACGTTTGAGGGCATCGTGGAGAACCTGGAGCGCCGCTTCCGGGAGACCAACAGCGAGTGGATGAAGGAAGAGATCGGCAGCTTCATGTCCGGCGTGGAGTGCCCGGACTGCCACGGCAAGCGCCTGAAGCCGGTGGTGCTGGCAGTGACCGTTGGGGATAAGAACATCAGCGAGTTCTGCGAAATGTCCATCCGGGATGAGCTGAAATTTATTGCCGAAAATGAGCCGAACCTGACCGAGAAGCAGAGGCAGATAGGTGGTCAGATCATGAAGGAGATCCGGAACCGCCTGCAGTTTTTGCAGAGCGTGGGTCTGGATTACCTGACCCTGGCCCGTGCGGCTGGCACCCTGTCCGGCGGCGAAAGCCAGCGCATCCGCCTCACCACCCAGATCGGCAGTGCGCTGTCCGGCGTGCTCTATGTGCTGGACGAGCCCAGCATCGGCCTGCACCAGCGTGACAACGATAAGCTCATTGCGACCCTGAAGAACCTGCGGGACCTCGGTAATACCGTCATCGTGGTCGAACACGACGAGGATACCATGCGCAGCGCGGACTATATCGTGGATGTGGGCCCCGGCGCGGGCGTTCACGGCGGCGAGATCGTGGCGGCGGGCTCCGTGAAGGATATCTGTAAGGCCAAGCGGAGCATCACCGGCGATTACCTTTCCGGCCGCAAGCGCATTGCTGTGCCCCAGACCCGCCGCACCGGCAATGGGAATTTTTTGACCGTGAAAGGTGCCCGGGAAAACAACCTGCGCAACATTGATGTCCGGTTCCCGCTGGGGGAGTTTGTCTGTGTGACCGGCATTTCCGGTTCTGGCAAGTCCAGCCTGATCAATGAGATCCTGTACAAGACGCTGGCCTGTGAGCTGAACGGTGCCCGCAGCCGTGCGGGCAAGTGCGACGGGGTGGAGGGTCTTGAGTTCGTGGATAAGGTCATTGGCATCGACCAGCAGCCCATCGGCCGCACGCCCCGCTCCAACCCGGCCACCTATACCGGTGTGTTCAACGATATCCGCGCCGTCTTTGCCGAGACCCAGGATGCAAAGATGCGCGGCTATGGCCCGGGCCGGTTCAGCTTCAACGTCAAGGGCGGCCGCTGTGAGGCTTGTGAGGGCAACGGCATCCTGCAGATCGAGATGCACTTCCTGCCGGATGTCTATGTCCCCTGCGAGGTATGCAAGGGCGCGCGCTATAACCGCGAGACGCTGGAGGTAAAGTATAAGGAAAAGACCATCTCCGACGTGCTGAACATGACCGTGGAGGAGGCGGTGGTGTTCTTTGCCAACCAGCCCAAGATCGCCCGCAAATTGCAGACCCTGCTGGATGTGGGCCTTGGCTATGTGACCCTTGGCCAGAGTGCCACCACCCTGTCCGGCGGCGAAGCCCAGCGTGTCAAACTGGCCAATGAGCTAGCCCGACGCAGCACCGGCAAGACGGTGTATATCCTCGATGAGCCTACCACAGGCCTGCACATTGCGGACGTGCATCGCCTGATCGAGGTGCTGCAGAAGCTGGTGGATGCGGGCAACACGGTCATTGTCATCGAGCACAATCTGGATCTCATCAAGTGTGCGGACCACATCATTGACCTTGGCCCTGAAGGCGGCAGTGCCGGCGGCCTGGTGATTGCCGAGGGTACGCCCGAGCAGGTGGCCGAGGTGCCCGGCAGCTTTACCGGCCAGTACCTCAAGCCCCTGCTGGAAAAGGACAGGCAGTTGCGGGCCGCGGAAGCGGAAACTGGTGCAAAAGCAAAAAAGTAAAGCGGCGCTCATACGACGAAAATCATACTTTTCTTGAAAAAATCAGAAAAAGATGCAGAAAAGTGTTGACAAAACCCGGAAAGATGCGTATAATATCTTTTGTCGCCAATGCTTCGGTAGGGAGGCGGAGGACGATATCCGGGTGTAGCGCAGTTTTGGTAGCGCGCTTGAATGGGGTTCAAGAGGCCGTGAGTTCGATTCTCGCCACTCGGACCAGATGATTCCCAGTCGAACAACTGTTCGACTGGGAATTTTTTTGTTTTTCGGAAGCAGACGCTTCGGAAAGATTAAAATAAATAAGCATTTCCGTGTCTGTGATCTCGATGCGATTTACAAAGGTATCAATGATCCTGCGGTTATAATCCTCGGTACGTTCATTGGGAGAGATAAGGAACTGCTCCAACAGGAAAAGGATACGCTCACGATCCAGAACGGGTGGATGAATTTCTTTCAGGGATTCCAACTGATAGTTGAGAGTGCTTTCCTGCTGCTCCAGGTCAGCAAGGCGGGCGGACAGACGAGAGCTGGCAGTACCGTTTTCAATGGATTCAATGATATTGTTGATTTTTCGACGCACATCGGCCAGGCCTTGCTCTAACATTGCACGCTCTGGATCGGGCTGGTTGACATCTGCCTGCTGTGCAGCAGCAATAGCGTCGGCCAAATCTTCGAGGGTATCTGGACGAAGAACATTTTCACAGATGGCATTGACCACAAGATTCTCAGCAACATCTTTTGGGATATTTTTCTTTTTACAGGTTCCACCATCGACTTTATTCCCACATGCGTAGTAATAGTAAACATCGTTGCGGCAATTGTGGCCGGAGATACCCCGCATCAGGCTGTGGCAGCAGCCGCAAAAAAGCTTGCCAGAGAGCAGATAGTCGGCATGGAAACTGTGTGGTGCGCGGTGCTGCTTATTGAGTGTGAGCATTTTCTGAGCCCTCTTCCATAGATCATCGTCGATGATGGCGGGAATTGCACCATCAATGCGGACATCGTAGGCCTTGCAGATATAGACACCATGATAGGCTTCATTCTGGATGATGCGAGGAATGCTGCATTTGTTGAAGGCGTTGCCCTTACTGGTACGGAGCCCGGCAGCGTTCAGCTGCTCCACGATGGAAGCGCTGCTTTCTCCGGCCGCATAGTGCTCAAAGATGAATCGAATGGTCGGGGCGTTTTTCTCGTCGATAATAAATCGCTTGTGTTCATCCGTAGTAAGCCCCAGGGGGCGGCTGGGATTGATGGCTCTTCCTTTCAATGCGGATTCCCGCATACCACGCCGCATCTTTTGAGCCAGCTCAGCGGAATAGTATTCGGCCAGGGATTCCATCAAACCTTCCAGAATAATGCCCTCTGGTCCTTCCACAGAGCTTTCGGCTGCATAAAGAATACGAACTCCGTTATCTCGCAGCTTCTTTTTGTAGACCGCACTATCATAGCGATTGCGGGCAAAACGGTCAGTTTTCCAGCAGATCACGAGATCGAACAGATGCTTGCTGCTATCTGCGATCATCTGCTGAAAAGCCAGCCTGGATTCAACACCACGGCCCGAAATGTGCCGGTCAATGTATTCATGCACGATTGTCAAGCCATGCTGCCGGGCGTAGGCTTCGCAGTCCCGGCGCTGGCCCTCGATGCTCTGCTCGGTCTGCTGGGAACCGCCGCTGTAACGGTAGTAGGCAACCAGACGGTTCCCGGGAGATACTTTCTTTTTTCTTGCCATGATTGCTCCTTGTGCGCTGAGCAGGATCATGGTACAATGAAATTGCTCAGCAGGCGTGTTTTCTTATTCTATGATTATTCTCCGACAGACAGATTCCCCATCTGGCCCCGGTGGCTCTATCGTACAGAGCTGCCGGGGATTCTTTTTTGTCGGATTGTGTTCTGAGGGGGATCATGCTACAATAAAAGTGCAGACCGGGTCGTGAAGTCCCCGGCCGCACCTCCTCACAAAGCAAGACGGTGGAATGTTTTCTTATGAGGAACCCTGCTGGTGTTGTCGCACTGGCAGGGTTATTTTTGTTTGTAATGCATCACGAACGTCTGGTCCAGAAAACGTTGTCAATTCTTTCTTTTGCGCAGCGCCCGGCACAACTGATGGTTTGGTCTACAAAAGTCATTTCATGAAGAAGATCGAAGGTTTCATCTTTACTTAAATTGATGTGATCTGCAATGCGAGCGGTTTTAACAGGAGCATTGCATGCAATAAAGGAGATGACTTCGTTTTTGAGAGCATCTCTTGATTCAATACTGCGGCGGTGCGCAATATCTTTCAAAAGCTCTTGATAAAGCTGGTTCATTGTAACGTTAGCCTGATTGGCGTTTTCTGCATAGATTTTGGCCTGAGCTTCACTTTCCTTGGCCTCACGCTTTTCTTTTTGCGCAAGTAAAAAAGAGATGAAACTACCAACGGCGCAAACACCGGAAATGATTACAGAAATTACATCAAGTGACATGAAAATTCTCCTTCTAAATTCCGTCAGACTGCCTGGCAGAATTATTTATGTGCAAAAAATTTGATGAACTGATAAGCGGCTGCAAGAATGACCGGGGTAGCAAGTGCTGCGGCAAAAGCAGTCTTGTCCTCTTTTTCGTGCATCTCGTACATTTCCGGGTGGTGGCTGTAAAGTGCCTGTACAATGCCAAAGGCTACAAGCCAGAGGACGAAGGAAAGGACAGAGATGCCAACAATTCCGGCTACAGCGATAGAAGGCGGACATGGCAGAACAAATGCAATGAAGGCGGCCAAGGACAGGCTGGTGAAGATCAGAGCGCCATGGATACGGCTAGCATCGAGTTGCAGGGCGTGAGTTTTTTCAGCTTCAAGTTCAGCCTGACAGGAGTTCAAACATTCCTTGAAATAGACCAGTTCGCTGGAAAGACAAGAAGCGTGATTATACATTGTCCAAAATTTATCTTCATCGTGGGTATGCTCAAAGGTGTCACTGATTTTTTGGAGTTCGTTGAGTTCAGCGAGATATTGCTTGGAATCTTCTGGGGAAAGACTCCCTCTGTGATCGAGCGGGTCATAATCTGAGAACATAATATGCCTCCATATACAATGCAACCGCTTCGGGAAACCAAGGCGGTTATTTTTTGTGCTTCCTTTGCAGCCACGCCATGCGCAGCAGCTTTTTTATAACGTCCGGTGAGAACCAGATCCTCTACATAGTCCAGTGCTTTGGTCTGGCCCTCTTCGTTCAGCTGGTCGAAGTTGTCCAGCAAGGTAGTCTGGGCGGGGGGATTGTTTTGCCCCGCTGGTGTTGCCGCACTGGCGGGGTTATTTTTGTATTATCCTAAATAGTCGTCTAATAAAAGAGCTAATTCGTCAGAAGCACCCTCATCATAGCCAGCGCTATAACCTTCTCTGTAACCGTATTCTTTCCCGGCAACATAGCCATCGTCCCGACCATCGTGATAGCCTTTCTTATATCCCTTAGAGGCAGCATCGCTTTCGGCTTTTTTGAGTTTCTGAATATAAGGTGAATTAGGAACAAGATCTTCAGACAAATAGCCACCACCGGCAAGATAACCAATCAAAACGCAAAGAATGCAGGTGACAATCAAAATGATTGTAATTACCCAATGGGGAAGGTTCGGATGTTTCTTTTGAGGAGTGGAGATTTGAGCTTGTGGTTCTGAAACGATGATCGTTGGAACAGTCTCATCATGGGAAACGGATTTGTCTGCCGTTTCTGTCACCGCTGGTGCATCTTCGGAAACCTGCGTGGAAGTGGTGCTGATGTCTGGCACACTATCGACCAACTTTGCCAAGTCAATTTTAGAGGTAGCAGAATTGGATTCAGGAATTTCATCCACATGAGGAACTGCAGTTTCTTTTGATAGATGAGAGTTCATCCAGAGTGCGGCGATGACAAGAATAATCAGTGAAAGAACCTGAACCGTGCTATCGTTAAGCAGCGGCTCGGAAAGCATAATCGAAGGTTCGATAAAGCAAAGTGCAAAGACAATGGAGAAAACAATGATGCTGGTCAGAAACGAAGAGCGAGGATAGGTGGGCAAAAGTTTGGCGAGGGCGTACATGATCCAGATGGAACACATTAACCCGGTTGAAAATCCGAAACCGTAAGCCACGGCAATATCAGTGGTAACCACACTAAAACCGATAGAAAAAGCGAGGAGGTATACAGAAAAGACGGAGAAACCCAAAAACCAAAAGAGAAGTTTGTGAACGATTTTTTGGCGAGTGGGCCGAACTGCATATTCGTCTATCTTTTCTGGGTGATGCTTCAGATAATATAAAAATATGACCGGAAATACTGCAAGGATGACGCAGATTTGAAACGTTAAGGACATGCTGATTTCCTCCATCATATACAACTTAACCGCTTTGGGTGACCAAGGCGGTCATTTTTTATGCTTCCTTTGCAGCCACGCCATGCTCAGCAGCTTTTTTATAACGTCCGGTGAGAACCAGATCCTCTACATAGTCCAGTGCCTTGGTCTGGCCCTCTTCGTTCAGCTGGTCGAAGTTGTCCAGCAGGGCAGTCTGGGCGGGGGTAAGCTGGATTTTACCGCTTACGGTATCATCAGACAAATCATCGAGAGTATACCCCATGCAGTGAACCACGGCGGAAACGGTGGACAACTGAGGATCTTTTGTCTGGCCTGCAAAAAGTTTGTTCAAGGTGCCTTTAGGCACACCAGATGCTTCTGAAATCTGCTCAATCGTCATACCGCTGTTCTTTTTAATACGGTTTAAGTTGTCGAGCCACATGGTAAAAATCTCCTTTCTGAATCTTTAACCCTATTATAAGAAAAAGAAACTGCCCCGTCAATAATAAATTACCGAATAAGATAAAAATATTCTGAAAGAGGGTTGACTTTTACCTTTAATGGATGTACAATCAAGCCGTAAATTACCGTTAAAGGTAAAATCGAAATGAAACGGAGGATTTGCAATGGACAATTTGAAAGCTGAGATGCAACGGAACGGCCTAACGGTAAAAGACATTATGAGCGCGATTGGATGCTCAGAGAAAACCGCCCGGAACAAGATCAACGGGGAGACGGATTTTACATATCCGGAAGCTGAAAAGGTTCGGAATGTCCTTTTCCCGGGGCTGAGGATGGAATATCTCTTTTGCCAGCGCCGTACCCAGCCCACCGACCCGAAAAAGAGCGAATGAAAGGAAGAAAAGCATGGGATACGAAGAAATTATGGTGGCCATCAAGGACATCAATGGCCCGTGGAGCAACGCGGCCTGCATGGGCTACTGCCTGATCGCAATGCGCCGGGCGGGGCTGAGGCCTACTGTACAGCGCCGGGTGCTGCGGGTGCTGGAAGGGGTGTTCGACGATGTGAGTGTGGAGAAGGCCGAGAAGACCGGATATGCCAATAAGGAGGAGTAAGGAGTGGACCGTTATATGATCGTGATCCCGGCGAAGAACCGGGCATTCAACATGAAGTGTGATGATGGTGACAGCATGAAGCTGGAGACCCTGCAGAAGCTGGTGGGCGGGCCGATCGAGCCGGTGAACAGCGTTCTGAGCGCCGAGTGGGCGCGGGAGAAGGATGTGGACGGCATTCTGCTGCTGGTGAACGAGGAAGGGCTGATGAAGGAGCGCCCCCTGACGAACCAGCGCGCCAGTGAGATGACGGCGGCAGAGCTGGTGGGCCCGGCAGTCGTGGCCGCAAAGCGCGGCGATGAGCTGATCGGCTTTGCAAAGCCTGTGGTGGAGACCATCTGCGCCGAGTGGCTGTGAGGTGCTGCCATGGGCCGAAGGAAAAAGCAGGAGCTGCCTTTTGAGCACTGGCAAATTATTGAATTGCTGCACATCGCACAGGACTTTTACTCAAAACCGGAGAATGAGGCTGCGTTTCAAGAGTGGAAGGCGGCCAGAGATACAAGAAAAGCAAAAAGGCCCGCCGGTGCGGGAACACCGACGAGCCAACCAGGGTGATGGTTTTTGACTGCCCATCACCAGAAGTTTAACACAGAGTGGGAGGATTTGCAAATGAAAAAGAAGATCACGGGCAGCGTGCTGAGCGCCGGTGCCATTGTGCTGGGACTGGCTGCAGCAGGCTGCGGCGGGGCCATTGAGAACGCGGCCAACGGCTGGGCAATGCTGGGCTACACGCTGCTGGCCATTGTGCTGGGGTGTGCAGCCCTGGCGCTGGCCGGGCTGGGCCTGGTGGTGGAGCAGCGGAAGGAGCCGCAGAAGATCCACAAGGTGCCGGAGAACACGGTGAAGAAGGCCGTCTGCGGCAGAAAGGCGGGGTAAGGATGAAAATCACGATTTACAGAAATGGAAACGATGGCGGTCTGAGCATTGAGGATGGTGAGAGTGAAGCGGATGTTACACGGGTGATCATGCAGTCGGCAGTAAGTTTTGTTGTCAGCAGTGTGCCCAGTGACCTGAACAACACCCAGAAAGAGGAGATTGTTCGGAACTTTGCAAAGGCCGCAGAACTGGAAATGCGGTTGGCACTGAGCCGTAACCCGGTGAAAGGCCGTTTTGAGGATAAAGAAGCTGCTTTTATGGAAGAGCTGATAAAACGGGCGATGGAGGCCAAGCAGAAATGACGTTGGAAGAGTACAAGAATATTCTGATTACCGGGACACCGAGTGACCGGGCACGGGCAATTGCCGAGGCCGGGAACGACAGGAGCCTGACCGACGAGGAGTTCCACGAGCTGACGGCCATGATCAAGGGCGTTGTGCGGCCCGGGCGGCGGAAGATGACCCCGGACGAGGCAAAGCTCTGGGCCGAGGTGAGCCGGATCAACACCCGGTTGAAGGACGAGATGGTGAACGCGGGCTTTGCGGTGAGGGCCCTGCCCGGCGACCTGCAGGAGGATGCGATCAACGTTCTTTCCCGCACGGTGAGCGGGATGCTGGGCGACCTGACCGCCATGATGGCAGAGACCGGGGAACCCTGATGGATAAGACCCAGTGTGTACATGTGTTTGAGATCACCCGGAGCCGGTGCCTGAGTTGTGGGGGTAGGAACCGGGCGTGCGGGGAATATGAAGAACGGAGAAGTTACCATGAGAACAAAGATGAGCCTTTCGGCGGAGATGGACCTGACCCAGGACAGCGTGGTGCAGCTGACCTGCTGGTGCGGGCAGATCGCCTTACATGAGCTGTGGGGGCTGGGCCGCACCCGGCTTGACCGAATCACCAGACGGAAGGAGCTGCTGGGCAGCCAGAGCCTGGCTGTGGTGATGCAGCCAGACAAGAACGGGATGCCCCAGACGGAGAAGGCCCGGCGGCTGCGGGCGGAGGCGATCCCCAAGGGCGTGCCGACGGAATTCCGGGTGCCTGCGTTGCGGACACCCCGCACCCGGCGGGAGCAGCAGCTGAAAATGGTGGGCGACCGGGCAGCGACCATGGCCTGGCAGCTGATGGCGCTGGCCTGTGTGCAGGAGTTGGGGTTTGGAGCAGACCGGCTGAACCGGCTGTATGCAGAGATGCGCCACAACTACGAGCAATTGAATGAGTGGGGCAAGACGGACGGGCTGGACGTGGCCATGGAAAAGCTGCGGCGCTGCGCCTGCGATGCCTTGCAGACTGAGGACATCGTGGTGGAGAACGTGGACGATGAAAAGACAGTGCAGACCCTGAGCCGAAGCTACAAGGAGCAGGAAGCAGAGTTTCTGAAGCGGGCCGTGATGATGGCAGCGGGCCGCAAGGCCTGCCGCCAGAGCCTGAATGTGCTGAACGAAGAAAGTGTTCGGCAGAAATGTGCGGATGCCATGGCAGCGGCTACCGGAAGCAACCTCTCACCGCTGCGGTCTGGCTATGCCAGCGCCTTGCAGAGCTCCCCTGATATGGGAGCCAAGGATCAAGGAGGACGATAAGATGCAGAGTGGATGCAGATGGGTATACACCCTGATGGACTGGGACACTGGCGAGGTGGTGGCCAAGGGCACCAGCGTGGAGCTGGTGGAGCAGGGATATTTTCCCGATGTGAACAAGCTGAGCAGCGTTTGGAATAATCTGGAAAAATGCAAGAACCCCAGCCCGAAGAACTACCGGTGGAAGATGGAGCGGAAGAGCACCAAAGACGACCGGGTGGAGAGGGCCCGGGCAGAAGGCCTGAGTGCGGACGAGCGGGCCGAGACCCGGATGGTGCGGGTGTACAGCTGCTATGGTGCGGACGGCACCCTGCTGGGCAAGGGCACGGCGGCAGATCTGAAGGACAAGGGATTGTTTGGCAGCGAGGGCACGGTGCACGAGTGCTACCGCAAGCGGGGCGGCGTGTACAAGCCCGGCGGCGTTACGCGGATGGAGATGGAGCTGTGCCAGAAACGGATCCGGCACCCCATGAAGCTGCCGGATCAGCCAGCAAAGGTGAAGCGCAAGCCCATTGGCGGCGTGATCGACCACAGCGCCCTGGCCTACGACGTGCACGATCTGATGATCTACAACGAGAAAGCCCGGAAAATTGGAAAGCCGGAACTGACCTACGGATACTGGGCGGAAAAAGGAAAGCCCGCCACGCCTTAAACACATGAATCTATTATGAAGAGCAACGGATACGATGGACCTGACACGCCACCGTATCCGTTACGTTTCATAATACCTTTATAAAGAAAGAGGGGGAAGAACCCTCCTTGGGGAGCTAGTATACCCGTTACTTCTGTGACGGTGGGGTCACGGGAAAGAGAATATCAGCAGAAAGTGAAAGCCAGCAGGAGGGCACCGGGATGCGCTGTAACTACATCCGAGAGAAAAAATACCAGTGCGGGGATGACTACATGGCAGTCGGAGTGTTCTCCATCATCCCCCAGGAACACCGGGGCCGGGGCAAGAAGCGGAAGGAATCCAGCGAGGGGCAGAAGGCGAAGAACAAAATGGCTTCCCTGCGCAAGCGCCAGAGAAAGGCGCTGACCAATTTCAGTCCGGCGGGAATGTTCCTGACCGGTACATACGAGAATCCATTTCTGCCGGAGGACATTCTGGCCTGCCGGAGAGACGTGGAGAACTACAAGCGGCGGGTGATGGCGGCCACCTGCAAGCGGTTCGGGGCAAGGCGGGAGGACATCCGCCTGATGCTGGTGGCGGTGCGCAAGGGAGAAGCAGGACGGCTGCACATGCATGGTTTTGCGGAATGCCAGGGCCTGACCGCGGCCCAGCGCCGGGAGTGGCGGGAGATGCTGGAGGATCTGTGGCGGCGGCGTATCCCAGGCTCAAACGAGTTTGAGCCGCTGGGAACCATGAACGTGGACAGAATCGATATGAAAAAGCTGCTGGGCAAGAGCGGGCAGGGCGAATACGGCACGATGGGCTACTTCTACGGCCACAAGGAGCGGCTGTGGGTGGAAACGGCCAACCTGCGCCCGGCCATTGAGCAGGCCCCCAACGATGGCAGATGGAGCCGGAAACAGTTGCGGGCCGCCTGCGGGGAAAAGCAGAACGATGCCAAGTGGTGGGAGCAGCGGTTTCCCGGCTGGAAGATGGAAAAGTGCATCGTGCTGGAGCCCGGCGGGCTGCATGAGAGCCCGAAGCGGGAAGGAACCGGCTGGGAACGGCTGGAACCGCAATGCTATGTGATCCTGCGTCGGCGGGAGGCTGCATACCAGACTGCGAAACCTCGCACCTGACAGATAAAACACCGGTATTTTGCGCGTTATACCCATGCGAAAAGAGGGTGGAGCGGTGACAAAAGAGCAGAAGAAAGCGACCCGGCAGGCTCTGCGCCGATATGGCGAGGGGTCTGTTTGTGCTGCCTGGGCGCAGGTGATCGGGGCGGTGCTGGCCTGGTACGACCGCAATGATCCGGTATGCGCCCAGCTGCTGCGGCTGCGCTACCTGCAAGGTCTGCCCGAGGAAAAGGTGATCGCCCGGCTGTATGTGGGGCGGACGACCTACTACACCAAAGAGCTGGAAGCCCTGAGCACCGTGGCAGTGTGTGCAGCGGATGCAGGGCTGCTGCCCGGCGGGCAAATGTCCGGGGTATTTTGAGCGGGCGAGACGTGATAGGCTATTTGCAAAGGCAGGTGAGAGAGTTGGCGAAAAAGCGGGCGTACTGCAAGAACACGGTGGCCGGGAAGCAGCGGGGAAAGAAATACCAGGCGGCGTTCCGGGCCGAGGTGGTAATGGCCATGCTGGGCTCCAACTCCATCTGCGCTGTGGCGAAGAAGTACGGCGTGCCGGAATCGACCATTCGCAGCTGGATGAGCGAGGAGGCAGGCCGCAGTGATGCCTTTGCAAAGGCCCGGCAGGAAGCCGCGCGAGAGATCGCCATCCGGGCAAGCCTGGGCGTGCGGGCACAGGTGACCTTTTTGCAGGGCCGGGCCGCTGAGAGTCAGCGGGCGGCGCAGATCACGGAGAGGCTGCACCGGCGTTTGGACGAGGACACCCGGGCCCGGGACTTTGCCGTGGGCACCCTGCTGAAGGACGACCCGGAGGAGCTGGCGGATGCCACCGAGACCGGCCTTGTGGTGTATGCCAGCCCGGGCAGCTACGACAGGCAGCTGGATGACACGGAACGCAGGCGGCTGAACGCCGAGCTGGAACGGTACGAGGGCCGGGTGATGAGCGACAAGAACGCGGCCGGTGTGGCCAAGGTGCTGATGGAAGTGGCCGAAAAGGCTGCTGCCATGGCCCCGGCGGAGAACACCGACAGCGAGAGCGGTCCGCCGATGGTAGAGATCGCGGCAGCCAGTGAGACGGACGGCCAGCAGGAGGTGGAAGTGGATGGCGGCACAGAGGATGCGTGACGGCAGACCGGTGATCTGGTCACCACAGCCCGCCCAGGCACGGTTCATGCAGCGCACCGAGAACGAAGCGCTTTATGGCGGGGCCGCAGGCGGCGGAAAGAGCGACGCGCTGGTGATCGAGGCCCTGCGGCAGGTGGAGATCCCACACTACCGGGGGCTCATCATCCGAAAGACGTTTCCCCAGCTGCGGGAGCTCATTGACAAGACCATGCGGTATTACAAGCCGGTTTTCCCAAAAGCCCGATACAACAGCAGCACACACTGCTGGACCTTCCCCAGCGGGGCAAAGATCTATTTTGGCAGCCTGAACCACGCCCAGGACAGGTACAACTATCAGGGCCAGGCCTACGACTTTATCGGCTTTGACGAGCTGACCCATTTCACCTGGGAAGAGTACAGCTACCTGCTGAGCCGAAACCGACCCAACGGCCCCGATACCCGGGTCTACACCCGGGCCACGGCCAACCCCGGCGGCATCGGCCACGGATGGGTGAAGGCAAGGTTCGTCAGCCCGGCCCCGCCCGGCACCCGGATGGTGCAGATGGTAAAGGCCAGGGCTCCGGACGGACGGGAGATCGTGCAGCGGCGGACCCGCATCTTTATCCCCAGCACCGTGTTTGACAACGCGGCCCTGCTGGAAAATGACCCGGGCTACCTGGGCACGCTGGCTGCATTGCCGGAAGCGGAGAAGAAAGCCCTGCTCTACGGCGACTGGGACAGCTTTACCGGGCAGGTGTTCACCGAGTGGAAGAACGACCCGGCCCACTACGACGACCAGCGGTGGACACATGTGATCCGCCCGTTCCGCATCCCGGGACACTGGAAGATCTGGCGGGGGTACGATTTCGGCTACTCGAAGCCCTTTTCCGTGGGGTGGTATGCGGCGGACGAAGAGGGCAGGCTTTACCGCATCCGGGAGCTGTACGGCTGCACCGGGACCCCCAACGAGGGCATCAAAGCTGACCCTGTGAAGCAGGCGAGGATGATCCGGGAAGCAGAAGAGAACGACCCCATGCTCCGGGGCCGCACCATTCTGGGCGTGGCCGACCCGGCCATCTTCAACGAGAGCCAGGGCGAGAGCATTGCTGCCATGCAGGAAAAGAGCCCGAACTTTCTGCACTGGGCTCCCGGCGACCACACCCGGCTGGCGAGCAAGATGCAGTTCCACTACCGGCTGGCGTTCCAGGCGGACGGGCGGCCCATGCTGCAGGTGTTCAACACCTGCAAGCACTTTATCCGCACCATACCGAACCTGGTATACAGCGAGAGCAACGTGGAGGACATTGACACCGACCAGGAGGATCACATCTACGACGAGTGCCGGTATGTGCTGATGGAGAATCCCATCAGCCCGCCCCGGACAGAGCCGGTGCAGCCCATGCCGGATGACCCGCTGGAGCTGGGGAAGAAAGCGAGGTTTTTTAGAGTATGACCGACGTGATCGGCACAGAGCAGGTGGCGAAGGCCACGGCGCTGTTACAGAGATACAAGACCGGCAAGGCGGCGCTGGACAAGCGGATCGTGGATAACGAGCTGTGGTTCCGGATGCAGCACTGGGCCAACTACAAAAACGAGATGATGGAGGGCAAGCCCAAACCTTCCAGCGGGTGGCTGTTCAACAGCATTGCCAACAAGCACGCGGATGCCATGGACAACTACCCGGAACCCAACGTGCTGCCCCGGGCAGCGGACGACGAGCAGACCGCCAAGGTGCTTTCCAAGATCCTGCCGGTGCTGCTGGAACAGGCAGAATACGAGCAGGTGTACAGCGACACCTGGTGGCGCAAGCTCAAGCAGGGCACCGGCGTGAAGGGCATCTTCTGGGACCCGGGGTTACGGAACGGCGTGGGAGACATCTCCATCAAGAGCATGGATCTGCTGATGATGTACTGGGAGCCCGGCGTGATGGACATCCAGGACAGCCCCCACCTGTTCAGCCTGGCGGTGGCCGACAACGAACAGCTGAAGGCCCAGTACCCCCAGCTGGAAGGCCACACCGGCAGCACGCTGGAAGTGGCAAAGTACATCCACGACCAGAGCATTGACACCTCGGACAAGAGCGTGGTGGTGGACTGGTACTACAAAAAGGCCCGGGAGAACGGCCCGCCTCTGCTGCACTACTGCAAGTTCTGCAACGGCGTGGTGCTCTACGCCAGCGAGAACGACCCGGCCCTTGCTGACCGGGGATTCTACGACCACGGCAAGTACCCCTTTGTGTTCGATACCCTGTTCGTGGAAGAGGACAGCCCGGCGGGCTTTGGGTACATCGACGTGATGAAGGACACCCAGACCGCCATTGACGAAATGAACGCAGCCATGGACGAGAACGTGAAGCTTTCGGCCAAGGCGCGGTACATCATCCAGGACGGTGCGGGCATCAACGAGAAGGAGCTGGCCGATTTCGGCAAGGACATCGTCCACGCGGCGGGGCGGGTGACGGACGAGACCCTGCGGCCCTTACAGACAGCGGGGCTGGCGGGCAACCTGATCACCTACCGGGACGCGAGAGTGGCGGAGCTGAAGGAGATCAGCGGCAACCGGGATGTTTCCCAGGGCGGCACCACCAGCGGCCTGACCGCGGCTTCTGCCATTGCGGCGCTGCAGGAGGCTGGCTCGAAGCTCTCCCGTGATATGCTGAAAAGCGCTTACCGGGCCTTTGCAAAGGAGTGCTATTTCATCATCGACCTGATGCGGCAGTTCTACGACGAAAGCCGGGTCTACCGCATTACCGGCGACAGCGGCCAGCCGGAGTATGTACAGTTCTCCGGGGCAATGCTGCAGCCCCAGCCGGGTGGCATGATCGGCGGGGTGGAGCTGGGCAGCCACGAGCCGGTGTTTGACATCACGGTATCGGCTGCCAAGAAGAGCACCTTCAGCCGCCTTTCCCAGAACGAGACGGCAAAGGAGTGCTACCAGATGGGGCTGTTTGCCCCGGCCAACGCTGACGCGGCGCTGGCGGTGCTGGACATGATGGACTTTGAGGGCATCGAAAAGGTGCGGGAACGGGTGCAGCAGAACGGTACCCTGTACACCCAGCTGCAGCAGGCCATGGAGCAGCTGCAGAAGCTGAGCGCCATCATTGACCAGCAGAACGGCACCAACATGAGCGCCATGGCCGGGGCCGCTGCACAGGCGGCCGGAACCACGGGCGGCGGCAGCGGCGGACAGACCACCGCAAAGACGGCGACCAACGGCCTGGGGGCTGTGGTGGGCGGCGGAGGCAACAGCCTGGCCACCCAGGCGGCAAAGCGGGCCATGAACGTGAATAATCCGAATAAATGACCCTCTCAACGCGCAATGCGTCTGACGACGCAGTTGCTTGCAGCTCCCCCGAAGAGCAACGGCGACGACCGCCGCCAGTGGCGGATTGAGGGAGGAGCTGTTGGGGCCGCGGCCAGCAAGACACAAGCACAATACTTTGTGCGAAGTGGATGCTGGGAGCCGCAACCCGATAGCTCTGCTTAGAGGAAATTTTGGAAGGAGCGATAGAATGATCCAGATCACTTACAACGAGATGGGAGACATGATGTTCCTGCGGGCCGAGGGGCACGCGGAGTTTGCACCCAAGGGGCAGGACATTGTATGTGCTGCCGTGAGCGCGCTGATGCAGACGCTGGCCTACAGTCTGGACAGCGGGACCGTGACCTGTGCCGATGACAGGAACCTGATGGTGGTACAGGCAAAGCAGGGCACTGACAGCCTGGCAAAATTTGAGCTGGTGACAGACGGTCTGATCCTGCTGGCGGATGCCTACCCGGAGCATGTGCGGTACATCAACCTGCACGCAGACAAGGCGGATGCGATTGATTTGCAGCTCTTTGCAGACGGGGGAACAGGTGCCAACGGGGACGGAACCTCTCAGTCCGCTGGCGCGGACAGCTCTCCCAACGGGAGAGCCAACGCATCTGCAGGGGCAGCGAATGGGGAAGGCAATGCCATTGAGCTGCCTGCCCTGCGGCCGGCAGAAGAGCGGCTGGCCCGGCGGAGCGGGGTGCTGAAGCGGAGCAGTCGGGAAGAGGGCTCACCCTCTCAGTCGGCGCAGAGCGCCGCCAGCTCCCCCGAGGGGGGAGCCCTTGGCAGTGAGGAAAAGTCTGAGCTGGACGAGGAAGCGGCAGAGAACCAGAACGAACTCGAGGGCAAGGACGGCGAGGAGAAGGGCGAAGGCAAGACCAAGAGCCCGGAGGAGCGGCGGAAAGCCTTTGGTGAGCTGCTGCGCGGAGAGTATGCCGACCTGACCGAGGAGCTGATGCAGAACGCCGTGACCGAAGCGGCCCGGCGGCTGGAAGCAAGCCCGGCCATGAAGGGTCTGATGCAGGCGCTGCAGGAAAAGTACGGCACGGATGCCAACGACCTGGTGGCCCTGACAGAGGCTGTGCGGAACGGCGCGGTGAAAGACGATGCCTACTACGAGAAGCTGGCCATGGAGAAGGGCGTTTCCACCAGGACGGCCCGGGAGCTGGACAAGCTGGAAAGCCAGAACAAGCACCTGACCGAACAGCAGCAGATGATCCAGCAGATGGAACGTCAGCGTGCCCAGCAGGCCCGCATTGCTGAGCTGCAGGCTGGATGGGACCGGGAAGCGGAGCAGCTGAAAGCCCAGTATCCCGACTTCAACATGGCTGAGGTGCTGGCGAACCCGGAAGTGGAGAAGATGATGCGGTCGGGCGTTTCTATGACAAACGCCTACCGCAGCGCCTACTTTGATCACATCCTGAAACAGCAGCAGGCCGCCACGGCCCGGCAGGTGGAGCAGGGCGTGGTGAACAGGATGCAGCAGCGCAACGCCCGGCCCGGCGAGAATGGCACCCGCCCCGGCGGCGCGGTGCAGACCAAGATCGACGTATCCCACATGAGCCGCAAGGAAATGGAAGAGATGGAGAAGCGGGTCATGCGGGGTGAAGTTATTACACTTTAACAGGAGGAAGCTATGAAAGACAAGACCATGAAGCTGGATCTGCAGATGTTTGCAACGGCCAGCACCCAGAACCAGAATACCACCGGCGCATCCGGCATGAGTGCCGAGATGAAAACCTTTTACGAGAAGCGCCTGATCGACCAGGCAGAGCCTGCCCTGGTGCATGACCAGTTCGGTGACCCGTATCCCATTCCGGCCAACGGCGGCAAGAACATTGAGTTCCGCAAGTATGACAGCCTGCCCAAGGCCACCACTCCGCTGACCGAGGGTGTGACCCCGGACGGCCAGACCATGAACGTTTCCACCGTTACCGCTGAAGTCAAGCAGTACGGCGGCTGGGTACCCATTACCGACACGCTGCAGCTGACTGCAATTGACAACAACATCGTGCAGGCGACTAAGATCATTGCCAGCCAGGCGGGCCGCACCCTGGACACCATCGTGCGTGATGTGCTGGCGGGCGGCACCAATGTGATCTATGCGCCCAAGATCGGCGAGGGCGGCGCGGAGACCGCTGTGACCAGCCGCGCCACCCTGGACGCGACCTGCCAGCTGACCAGCGACCTGATCGCCCGTGCGGCCACCCAGCTGAAAGCCATGAACGCTGACCCCATCGGCACCAGCTTTGTGGGCATCATCCACCCTTATGTGGCCTATGAACTGCGCCGCGACCCGGACTGGATCGATGTGCACAAGTACGCCCAGCCGGACGAGATCTACAACGGCGAGATCGGCACGCTGCACGGTGTGCGCTTTGTGGAGACCAGCGAGGCAAAGATCTGGAAGGGCACCGGCTGCCCGGCGGGTCTGGCCGTGTTCAGCACCCTGATCCTGGGTGCCCACGCCTACGGTTCCACCGAGATCGAGGGCGGCGGCCTAGAGCACATCGTGAAGCAGCTGGGCTATGGTGACGACCCCCTGAACCAGCGTGCGTCTGTGGGCTGGAAGGCACACAAGACCGCTGAGCGCCTGGTGGAGCAGTACATGGTGCGCATTGAGAGCTGCAGCGCACGGTACAGCGCAACGGCTGAGGCGAACTAACCCACTCACCACTCCATCCGCCTATGGCGGCATGTCGTGGAGCTCCCCCGAAGGGGGAGCCCTGCTTAGAGGAAATAGAAAGGAGCCGATAAAATGGCAGAAGCAAAGAAAAAGACTGAGACGATCCGGCTGTTTTCGGACGGCGGGAAGTACAAGGGTGACCTGTTCGTGAGCGTGAACGGTGTGCACTACCAGTTGCAGCGCGGCAAGAACATTGAGGTGCCCCCGGAGGTGGCGGAGGTCATCCGCCACAGCCAGGAACAGGACGACCAGACCGCTGCCCGCATGGAAGAGCTGGCGAATAAGGCGTAATTTTAACCCTCTCAGTGCGCAGTCCGGCATGGCCGGAGCTGCTTAGATGTATCCCCCCGGCCCGGCGGCACACGCTGTGCCGGGGGTTATTTGTTTGGAGGTCTTTTATGACAGTAGGAAAGGCAATTGCAACGACGACGACCGCCGCCAGTGGCGGAAACAGGGAGGAGTTGTTGGGGCCGCGGCCAGCAGAACACGAGCACAAAGCTTTGTGCGAAGTGGACGCTGGGAGCCGCAACCCGGGTTGCAGATGTGAAAGGATGGGATAAGCGTGACAGTAGGAAAAGCAATCGAAACCGCTGACAAGCTGCGGCCCAACAACGGGTTTGACCGCGAGCTGAAGATCTTATGGCTGCGGCAGGCGGATGCGGGGTTGAGAAAGAGCGTGGTGGACAAGAGCGACACCACCGATTTTGATGCCGTGGGTGCGGACATCTTATACGACCGGGAGCAGGAACTTTTGCGGCAGGACGCGGAGCTGCTGCTGCCGGAGCCCTACGACAGCTACTATGCCCACTATCTGGCGGCCCAGATGGACGCGGCCCTGGGCGAGACCGACCGCTATGCCAACGAGATGCAGCTGGCCAACGAGAACCAGCAGGAGTTTGCAGCCTGGTGCAGGCACACCTACCTGCCCAGGATGGCCACGAAGTGGAGGTACTGAGATGGCACTGCCGAGTTTATACAGCATCTCGACGGGGAAGAGCATCCAGACGGCCTTTGGCGGTCTGAACGAAAGCTATGCCTGCGCCGAGGCAGAATTTACCGAGATGAAGAACTTTTCCAGCCGGGGATACCCCGCACTGCAGACCCGGACACCCCGGCGCACCATGCGGGCCATGGGCCGCTGCAACGGGATATACCACCTGAACGGCCTGCTGCTGTGCGAGGGAACCACCCTGCGCTACACCGAAGACAGCGAGGACGACGTGGCCACCGCGGCTGCGGGCGGGGAGATCGTGCTGGAAAATGCCGTGACGGACAGCGAGAAAATTATGATCGGCATGGGCACGAAGATCCTGATCTGGCCGGATGCCAAGAGCTTTGACACGGCCACCGGCAAGCTGGAAGCCCTGAGCGCTGCATGGAGCCAGACCGGCACGGTGACCATTGCCCCCTGCGACGCGGGCGGCAAGACCTACACCGTGAGCAGCGTGGGCACCACGGAACCTTCTGGCCCGGCGGACGGGACGCTGTTTCTGAAACAGAACTCCTCTTCCAGCAAGTGGGCCTATGTGAACGTGCTGGAACAGTACGATGCCAAGAGCGGCAAGTGGGCGGAGATCCTTTTGAACAGCGTGAAGATGACCCTGCCCGGGCTGGCCGCTGCGGGCTTCAAGAAGGGGGATACCATCACGGTGGAGCAGGTGCCCGGGCTGGTGGAAGAATATCTGGCCGAGGGTGTGAACGGCGAGGTGACCATTGAGCAGATGGACGGGGACAGCATTGTGCTGACCGGCAGCCCAAAGACCGAGAGCACCCGCTATTACGGCAGCTTTACCGTGACGGCGGGCGGTACCACCTGGAAAAGCATGAACGGCAGCGAGAGCGCCACAGCGGGCGGTGCAACCATTACCGCACGGCGGCGGGTGCCCCGGCTGGAATATGTGACCGAGAACGCCAACCGGGTATGGGGCTGCAACAGCGAGGAGAACGTGATCTACAGCTGCAAGCTGGGCGACCCCACCAACTGGTACAGCTACCGGGGCATTGCTTCGGACAGTTACGCCGTGAACGTGGGCAGTGACGGCCCCTTTACCGGTGCAGCCACCTGTATGGGCTATGTGCTGTTCTTCAAGGAGAACTGCCTGCACAAGCTCTACGGCAGCCGCCCGGCAGACTATCAGCTGGTGAGCGTGCAGTGCCGGGGCGTGGCCAAGCAGGCCAGCAAGAGCATGTGTGTGCTGGCAGAGGTGCTGTACTACCTTTCCCCTGACGGCGTGATGGCCTGGGACGGCAGCCTGCCGGTGAAGATCAGCGGCGGACTGGACAACACCTGGCTGATGAACGTGCGCGGGGCGGTGGGCGGTGTGCTGGACACCCGGTATTACCTGCATCTGCGGGTGCCGGGCCGGAACGAGACCCGGCTGCTGGTCTACGACACCGAACGGCGGCTCTGGCACGAGGAGGACACGGCGGCAGAAGAGAATGCTTCCGGCTGGGCGATGTGCTCCACGGGGCGGCAGCTCTACCAGTGGGACGGCGTAAACCTGTGGGCCACCGAACCGGAACGGGAGGCCGACCGGGACACCGACACGGCAAAGGCGAATTTGGAACAGAAGGTGGGCTTTGAGGCTGTGAGCGGCGACATTGGGTTGAACGTCCCGGCGGACAAGTACATCAACCGGGTGTTTCTGCGGGTGGATGCCCTGACATACAGCGTTGTGGAGCTGCAGGCCAGCTATGAGGGCGGGGCCTGGGAGACGCTGGGCCAGGCAGCCGTTCTGAACAAATACACCCGGGTCAACCTGCCCTTTGTGCCGGAGCGGCACGACACCATGCGGCTGCGAATCAAGGGCACCGGGCAGATTGCGGTGCGGAGCATTGCGTTCAGCATGGCAGAGAGCCGGGGCAACCGGGTGGCCGGAGGGGAGCCGAAGAGATAGCCCTGCTTAGAGGAAGGAGATTTTATATGGCAGATATTACGAGGCTTGGCGAGATCGCCATGCCGAAACTGAGTGACAACATGGCCCCGGAGGACAGGAGAAGCATCAACAACTACCTGATGCAGCTGCGGGACCAGATGATGTACATGATGCAGAACCTGGACGAGACGAACTTCAGCGACACCATGCGGGACAAGCTGGTGGCCATGGGGCTGAAGGTAGAGTAACCCTCTCAGCGCGCAATGCACCTGCGGTGCAGTTGCTTGCAGCTCCCCCGAAGGTGGAGCTCTGCTTAGAGGAATGCGAAGACGAAAGGAGACAGTGAGAAGATGGCAAGAGGACAGTGGTGGGAGTATCTGATTCCGGGCCACAATGTGGGGCTGATGGTAGGGGATGTGTATGACAGCATTACCGGCAACAGCGAAAAGAATGCGGGCACCGGCGTGTTTGGAACCAGAAAGAACGATTCCAACAGCTACCAGTACGCCCAGAGCAATGACCGGGTGACCACGGCAAAGAACAATCTGGATTACATCAAAGGACAGAAGCCCGGGGAGTATCAGAGCGAGTACGGCAGCCAGATCAGCGGCACGCAGAGCCAGCTGGACAAGATGAACCGGGACGGCTTTTCTTACGACTACACCAAGGACGCAGCTTACCAGCAGTACAAGAACCAGTACACCCGGGGTGCGGAGCTGGCCAGCGAGAACGCTGCCGCCAATGCTTCGGCCCGCAGCGGCGGCTACGGCAACAGCTGGGGCACTTCCAGCGGGCAGACGGCCTACCAGAGCACCATGAACGGGCTTTCGGACGTGGCAGACAGCTTATACAACCAGGCCTACAACGAATATGCCACCAAGAAGAGTGATCTGAGCAGTCGGCTGAGCTCTTTGCAGCAGCAGGAAAAGCTGGCGCAGGATGCTTACAACACCCGCCTGAACAATTACTATGGCCAGCTGAACAGTGCCCAGACCGAATATGCCAACGCGGTGGGGGCCAACCAGAAGAAGGATGCGAACAACACCAACTTCTGGGGGAACGTTTTGCAGGTCGGCGCAAGCATGCTGCCGTGGGTGCTGAAAGCGCTTGCCGCGATCTGAAGACCGGTGTGTGGCAGAAGAAAAGGAGAACGACATGTTATTTGATACCTTACGGAGAAAGAACCAGGCGGAACAGGAAGAGCGGGAATGGAATGCCAACCACCCGGCGGACTATGTGAGCCGGAACAAGGACGCAATGGACAGCCTGACCGGGCAGATCGGCAGCGGGTTCGACTGGGACACCGGCAGCAAAGCCTACCAGCAGTACCGCGCCCAGGCCCAGGCCAATGCTGCCGCCAGCGCGGAGAACGCCCAGGCCAACGCGGCGATGCTGGCGGGCGGGTATGGCAGCAGCTACGCCGACAGCGTGGCAAAGCAGGGCCAGCAGCAGGCGCTGAGCGGCATTGACAATGCGGTACCAGGCCTGAGAGGCCAGGCACTGAGCGAATACCAGAACCAGCAGAACGACCTGCTGAGTGCCCTTTCCGGCATGGCCAACACCGAGGCGCTGGACCGCAGTGCCTACGGCAGCAACTTTGCCAACTACACGGCGTGGCAGAATTTCCTTGCCAACCAGAGCGAACAGGCCCGGAACGAGAACGACAATTACTGGAACAACCTCTGGAACACGGTAAAGAACATCGGCTCGGCGGCCCTGACAGCCTACGATGGGTACAAGGGGTACACCCAGCAGCAGTGGGAAAATGACTTTGCCCGGGAACAGTGGGAATACAACAAGAACCGCACCGACCAGAGCGATGCCCTGAACGCCTACCAGCAGGCGTTCAACCTGTACACCCAGGGCGCTGGGGATGCGGCCAGCGACGTGCTGAACCGGTACGGCCTGAATGCAAACGCTTTTGCCAACTACACCGGCGCACCGGTGACCCGGGACGATCAGGCAGGTGTTCTGAGCACTGCGGCTTCTCTGGTGGCAAGCGGAAATCAGGAAGCGGCGGCCAACCTGCTGAAGATGTACGGGCTGGACAGCAATGCAGCCGGTTCCTATGGCACCATTGCAAAACGTCAGCTGGCGACCCAGCTGGCAAAGGCGGCAGCTACGAAGAGCAGCGGAAGTTCGAGAAGATCCGGCGGCTTCAGCAAGAGCGGAAGCGGGTGGACAAACAGCCAACTGCTGACGGCGCTGGGTAAGTATCAGAGCCTGAAGGATGATGACCCGACCAAGAGCGTCTATGCGAATATTCTGGCCAGCGCCGGAATGCTGCCGGACGGTGACACGGGCACAACAGCAGCGACCGGAACTGGTAGCGGGCTGATCGCCCCGCTGGCGAATCCGAACAAGTGGGCCCTGCCCGGGGGAACCACGGGAGGGAGCACGGGTAAGAGTACCGGAATGCCGTACAGCAACGCCCTGAGCTATGCAAAGGGGTGGAGTGCAGAAGGGGTGGATTCGGATACGATCTATGCCCGGCTGGTCAACATGGGTATAAATGATGACGTGGCGGCCAAGGTCTGGAATGCGATGGGATGGTAAGGAGAACAAAAATGGCATGGACAGCAGAACAGATGGCCCAGAAGCGGGCCAAACTTCAGAAAAAAACCAATGCCGCTGCTGGCGGGGCAGAACCCCTCAGTCAGCGCAAGAGCGCTGACAGCCCCCCTGATAGTGGGGCCCTTGGCAGTACGGGAAACTCTGTGTCGGACAATAAAAGCAATACATGGACGGCGGAAAAAATGGCCGAAAAACGTGCGGCACTGCAAACCCAGAAGCAGCAGACGGGCACCGACCTATATTCCACGGCGCTGGAGGATTACCGGACAAGGAACAACCTGGGCTTTGCGGATGCCATGGACAGCCGGAGCGACGAGCTGAACCGGCAGAAGGTGACAGTGAGCCCGGCGGGGAATACTCTGGGAACGTGGTACGGCCAGCAGGCCCAGAAGCTGAAGAACAGCTATGCGGAGTACAGCCAGCCGGAGGCCTTTGACCAGGCCAACCAGTGGTTTGACCAGCCTCGGAATCAGGAGCTTGTGAACAAGCTGCTGGAAAAGAAGAGCAATTATACCAGCTATGCCGAGACCGGCACCAGCAGAAACGGGGCCAGCGCCGGGGATGGTAGCATCGACCCATTCCGCACCACGGGAATCAAGGGGAAGGTGGGCAACACCTACAGCACGGCGGACCTGAAAAAGCTGGGGTACACGGACACGGAGATCCGGCAGGCCAGGGAGTATCTGGACACCATGGAAGAAATCCCGGAGTGGAAGCAGCTGGCCCGGCGGACGGCAAACACCGTGGGCGGCGTTGCGGACACCGTGGCCGCTGCCCCGCTGATGGGTGCGGAGTACCTGGTGCAGGCCGGAAAGAACATCCGGCAGAGCAGCGAGAACCGGAAAGCACTGGAAGCAGAGCTTGCCCGGAACCCCCGCGAGAAGAACCTGTATGACCAGCTGATGGAAACTGACATGGACTACCAGCCCAAGTACAGCACCGGCGACCTGTTGCAGCAGGGATTTACCCGGCAGGAGATCGAGGACATGCGCAGCCGCATTGCCGGAACGGAAGCAAAGGGTGGCATCGACACGGAGAAGAGCGTGGGCTACCAGCTGTACAACCGGGGCCAGCAGCTGACGGGCGCGGCCCAGAGCGGCCTGACCGATGTGCAGCGGACCGTGCAGGGCGTGGCGACCAGCGCGGCAGAGAACCTTGCCGTGGCTGCCATCAACCCGGCGGCGGTGCT